CCCAGAAACAGGGGTGGGAGTCTGAAGCCAATACGGATGTGCTCCTTAGTGGACTCATCATACTGGGTATACATCGCATCCTGAGACTGGGCAGAACCGAAACGCTCCACCTTCACATCGACCTTGCCAGCCGCATCAAGTGAACCTGACGATGACTGGACCTCGACCACCACCGCCCGGTTCTTGTTCTTGTTGAGGCCCGACAAATACATGCGAAGTTGGTCGGACGTGTCCTTGATGAGTGTGCCACCCTGAATGAACACAATGGCTGGGGGCAGGCCACCAGCATCCAAGAACTGGAGGTTCTGTTCCTCGGCGGCTCTGGAGCCAATGACTGATGGTAACTGGTTAATCCATCGTGGCAACCAGTACGGAGTGGTCACGTCGGGGTTAATACCCAGACAGAGCAACTCCGACCCACGCTTTTCAGGCGGGATCTTCTTGCCTTCTTCTTCCCAATCCCCAGTGTCACGGTTAATATGACGGGTGGTTCCGAATTCCCGATAGTACACTTGCTGTTTCAGGGCGACGGTCTGTGCAAAACGACGCTCACGTTCCCAGATCAGTAGCTCGACTTCTGTGCCATCCCGCTGCACCTTCTTCTTGACTTGGATGGGCTTGTCTAGTTTCACCATCCGGATGTGGGCCGTCTCCACACTGCGAAGACCCACCACGTCCTCGGCCATGTTCCGAAGCACTTCAATAAACCCATACCCTACAGACTCCATCTGCCGCCGCAACTTGCGCCGGATGGTGACCATGGAGATGTTCGGGTACGGCTCATCAAAGAACGCCTTGGCGATCTTCTCTTCCTTCTTATCGATGTCCTTCCCTTCATCCACCGGGACAAATTCATGCCCTGTGCCATCGATGTTCACCTCCATCGCTTCGATGCACTGGTTCAGGACATTGTTGGTCTGGACAAGGTTGAGCAAGACATTCGGCTCGAAAGGCGGCATCAGGAACAGGTTGTTCTGACTGCCTGACGTGAAGTAGAGGCTGGACCATTCGTCCTCTAGCTCGACGGCACTGTGTGCCATCACCAGCCACGTCTCACCCTTAATCACCTTCTGGATGAAGGTTATCTTGTGCTCGGGGTGTTCAGATTTCTGGACCGGGTCGCCAATCAACTTGAGCATGAATCACCCTTGACAAAGCGGTATTCTGTCGTACACAAGGATGACCCAGTCTACGGATTTTTGCACTCAATTGCAATTCGATTGTGCGACCTTCCCACCAAAAGATAGTAAGGCTGTTTTGACAAACTATGGCTTGATGGACATGGACTCTGTAGTCCTGAGTTTTCTCAAGACCACACGCATGGCCGCTGCTTCCGTACGATTCAGCTTCGCCACCGCCATCATCGGTGGACTTCCGACCCTTTCCATCTGGGCCGCGATTTGCTCATTGGAGTCGGCACTCATCTCCAACCAATCCGCAAACCGTTGGCGTTCTTCATCGGTCAGTAAAAGGTTCATGATGGGTTCGGCTCCTTCGGCACTTCTGACTGCACCTTCGACAGATACGACGTCTTCGATGGTGATGGCTCCAATTTCATTGGTTCCATCAACGGCACGGCATACCAATTACACATGGTCAATCCATCACGCGGCGACGGTTGTGACTTCTTCAAGGCATCCGTCGTATCATCGGCATCCACCATAGAAGCTCTCGTCCAGATTTCATACACCACAAATTTCATTGCAGTTCCTCCCAGACACCACCACGGGGTAGCAGGAATGTTTCCTTTTGTTCCTCGGTGAATCGATCAGCTTGATCCTTGGACGTCCATCCAAATTCATTCGCCCAATACCATCCTTCCTTCCGCCCCGGTCGCACACGCTTAGGTTTTCTCTCGCTTCGGATGACCCACATGGTTACCTCAGCTTTCGCCACAGTGCCACGCCACCAATTACGACGCATACCGCCCACTCTGTCACAAGAATCGGATCGAGCGCCATCTATCCTCCGGGGTTCTGATACCGAGTGCCCCATGGCTTGTAGGCATTCGGGTCTTTCTTCGGTTCGTCGGCTGACAAGGGAATCACATGCCAGTTGCTGAGGTTCAACCCTTCTCTGGCTGGCGGCTCTCCCTTGTCATGAGCTTCCTGCTCCGTCGCCGCCTCGATGACTCGGGCTGTCGTCCACACCTCATACACTACCCACTTCATGACCCCACTCCTATCCAACGCCACACGGTCACGTAGCCCACGAACAGCACGACCGATTCGACGCACCAAAAGATGACACGCGCCCACTTCATGGCTTCTCTCCAAATTCTTCAATGACCCGCTCACACTCAGCTTCGTCCATGTGGCCGATATGGGCCTTCTTCCCCATGAGCACTGCCAATTGCTTATAGGCTTGGCTCCGGGTCATCCCTGCACTCTTCCACCACCCATCAAAGGCGGCATGGGCTTTGATACGAGCCTTCCGCATGCTCTCCGTGGCCAATGACCCCTTCGGTGCCAATGACTCCTTATGTGCTCCCACACGGCGCGTGCAACCTTTCTGTGGGCACATCCAGACAAAGCCATACGAATGCCCATGGTAAATCACGGCGTCATTCACGAGCACGGCTTCTAGCCCATGCTCGGGACACTTCATGGCTTCCTCCACAAGTCCGTCACCTTTATCGACCCTGCTTCACGCACCTGTTTTTCGAAAACCGTTTCCTTCGGACCTCCAGCCAGCACGCGCAATATCCGCATGGCGCGGTCGTAGCCATCATCGGTGCCAAACAACCGCATGGCTTCTCTGATCTTTGCGCGTTCTTGCCACGTCATCGCTCTATCCACACCTTCCGCACATGGCCATACGACCCCGTGGGATCGTCCTCGCAGTCCACCCACTCGTGACCATCATCGGACCCCTGCCACTTCTCTGTTAGCTCGGGCAATTCAATCAACAGGAACAGCATTGACGTCCAATTCCCCAGCAACGTCACCAGTCGCTGCACACCGGGGCAGTCTTCGCCGGGACATCCATATTCGCCTTCCACCGTTTTGTGGTAAATTTTGGCTTTGATCACCATCAACTTACGAATCTCTTGCTGGTCGTGTTCACTCAGCCACTTATCCCACACTTTAGCTATCGGTTCATTCACGGGTTGCGCTCCAGCATCTTCGTCGGCCCGACGTATTCCTCGTTGATCAACGTCTTGCCATCCGAGTCTACGTCATACTTCCAGACGTAGCCCCGCCCCGGCCATGACATGGCCTTCTTCTCGGTCCCTTCACAGACAATGACGTTAGCGTCGTCTGTGCCCTCCAGTGGGGTGGCTCTCTCGTCATACACAATCCACTGCTTCTCCATCGTGCCTCCCAACGGTATGCCCAAACGCTTAGCTATCCTCGCTACCTGCTTCCGGGTCTGTCCGTTTCTGATTTGACGATACCCTGTCGTGTTCGTGTGTCTCCGTGACCGCTTCATAGACTTCCTTCTTGAACACCCCGGTCGGACAGAGCATGTTCTCACTGTCACCAAAAATCTCGATGTGCTCTCTCCGCAGAAGGCCACAGTTACGACACTTTTCAAAACGGCAGACGCAGGGTGGTTGGACACTCAGATCCTCCCACTTCACCCCACACCACTTACAGAATATCGGCATTCTGCACCTGTAGCTCTCGCGCCCCACAGACACACACACGAAAATACACGCGACGACCATCAATGATTTCCCACTGACGACGCCAATTATGCGAATGATCAGTAGCTTGCACCGCCGTGACGATCAACAACGCTTGCCATGCGTCCCATGCGTCAGACTCTCGGTCGGCAGCGGCTGGTCCATCGAATGACCATCCTCGCGTTTTAGAGTCATTTGGAACCGTCGCAAGGAAACCAGCACGAAACGCCTCTCGCAACGTCGGCAATTGGACAGGAGCAATATGCACTCGGCATTCTTGCCCACACTTCGGGCACCAACGCCAATCACCAGCGATAGGGACGTTACAACACTCGGTGAACAACGTTTGGTCACTCATCAGACCTTACCACCACCTGAGACTTGAGCAGTTCCACCGTGTTCTGGAACGCCTTCATCAACACAGCCGGGTCGATGCTCACGGCATACACCTCACCGCTTCGGGCCATGCCTGCCATCACGCAATCGCACACCATGTCGATCACGTCGATGAGGTTCACGTCGTCCCGCACACCATCAGGATTTAGAAGATGGTGACGGTTCAACTGACGATGCCGGTCCCACCACCCGGTCTGCTTGAAGCCCGTGATGAAGTCCGCATGGAAGCTATCAATGTCTGTGAGCTTGTCGAAGTCATGACGACCTGCGGCCTTCAGCAATTCAGCCGCCATGAAACCCAGCGCAGCATGCACGTCTCCAATGTGCTGGAGACTACTAGCCAGAAGTGTCTCACGAGAGACGTTGGCGAAATCGCAAGTGCGTGTGTCGGCAGTCTCACTCTTTCGAATCTCAATCATGAATCATCCCCTTTGCAATCGATTGCCAGACTCCATCTGCCCAATGACTTGTTGGACCTGACCCTTGAGCTTCCTGATCTGGAGCTTCGCCATCTTCCGATAGCCTGAGTGCGGTGGGATGCCTTCCAACACGCAATCTTCCAGCTTCTCGATGGTCTTCCACATTTCTTCCCACTCGGCTCTGGTCAGCGACATGTGACCCTCGTCTCACATTCGTAATTCTTCCGCATTCTATTGGCTCGGCGCACAGCCGTCCACCTGAACCAGTGCTCAAACACCGGTATCCACAGGCCCAGACCCATGGGATTGATTTCCACCACCCACCGCCGCCACCGAATCATCAGACTCCTTCTTTCCATCTGACAAGCAGAAACACCGTTGCTGTCCAATCCTCCAACAACTTCACCAACCGTTGAACGCCGGGACATGTTTCACCGGGACAACCGTACTCTCCTTCCACTTTTTTATGATAGAGAATCGCATGCGTCACCATCCACTTGCGAAGCTCTTGCTGATCATGCTCACTCAGCATCTGCCGTTTGGTCCTCTCTGGACCAAGTTCAGGTGGTCTGACCCCATTTCCCAAATCCTGAATCATGCGTTCAATCAGGCCACGATTGACGGCAACCCCTTCTGCGTACTGTTGATCCTTATCTGTCATAACTACCCCACCTTACCTAATCACCGCGAATACCTTCGGGCCGCTCTCCTTGAACGGTGCATCGTCTGGACCCTTCGGATACGCATCCACCCAGATGAGCTTCCGATCACTCCGTCCCGGCCCACAGGGCTGGAGCTTCGCATGGCCCTTCACAATGAACCGCACCTTCAGCTTCCGTCCTGTGCCAGCCTCTAACGGCTCTACAGCGGTCGCCTGCGTCTTCCTGAGTGCAATGACACGCACAGTGGGCTTGAGGTTGAATTCCTTCTCAAACCGCTTCCGCGCATGGCGCTCGATATGACCCTGCTCCTGTGTCAGCTTCGGCTCGATTTTCTTCTTCGTGCCGGGGACCGTCTGACGAAACCATAGGCAAGACATCATGAAGAACCGACTGAGCTTCTGCACGACCTCCATGGTGGCATGCTCACCCACCGCCCATGGGTTGTTGGCATACTTGCCCTTCCCTGTATAGGTCTCACGATATAGCTGCGTGCTCATGGCCAGCATCTCATCGAGCGTAAACCTCACCGGCCACGACCACTTCGTGGATGGCAGAATGCGACCCTTCATCACTTGTTGATCTACGACATACGCGGAGAACTGGAGCGCCGGTTCCTTCTGATTCGTGTGCCATGACCATAACAGTGCGGCGGTAGTCCCTGCGGACACCGGACTCGATGCCACGGGATACGGCTCCGCGAACCAGAACCACCCGGCTCGGGCTGTAGGTATCTCAACGGAAGAAAGTGGCGAGTCAGGCGGAATGGACTTCGCCCCTTCCATGATGGCGTGCATGGTGTCCGCATTGAACGAGAAGACCTCGGAAACTTTCAGGGCGTTCAAATCTTCCTGCAAGTCCATGTAGTCCACTCGACGTGCCGCCAATTCAGTGGGCGTTAGCTGCTTGATATCCTGCAACGACTTCATCGCTTCGATTTTTTGGTCGAGTGCGATCTGCCAGTGGGGCATCTTGCCAAACGCATTATGCTGGAATGCACTCAGTGGCACTTCGGCTGAAATGATTTGCCCGTCGTTGTGCTTCCCCTGAATGTCCCAGAACGTGATCAGCTTCTCAGCCAACGCCACATGGTCAGGGCTCGGATAGGGATTGAAGTCTTCACTGCTCGGGGCAATGAAACAGGATGGTTCCCCGTTCGGCGCGATGGCGAACTGCACCAGACTCAGTGCTTCCAACTCCACGATACGCTCTGCCGCTTTTTCCTCGGGCATCCCCAGATGCCTGAACAGCAATCGACCCAGCGTGGGAGCGATGTTCGCATACTTTTGCAGCATCAAGCTCAACGAAATAGGCTTATAGCCCATGGGTAGTCGCATCAGGCCCATGTGAACACCTTCTGGAAGGTCAACTCTGAGGTTTTGGACACGTCCTCATTGACTCGGACGTAGCCCTTCTTTTCCAGTTCGGCTACTTTCTTTTCGAACGCCTGCTTGGCCTCGTAGAATTCGGTGCCTTCTGACAAGATATGCACCTTCAACGGCTGCTTCCGCCGCGCATACGCCCCGATCACGTCAAAAAGACCCTTGAACTCCTGAATCTCCAGACGATACACCTTGTCGTGCTTATAGGGACTATTGCACCAATAACTTTCGATACGACGGGGAATTGCTGCTGCCATCTGACTCCCTCCATGGACTGCCACGAGTCTAGCCTACACCAATCTATTTGTCAAATATGGCTTTCACCATGAATCGCACCTTCTCCGGGTCTTTACTGTCAACCTGAATGGTGACCTGAACCGGGAACTTTCCCGTGGTGGCCCAATGCTTTTTCAGGAGTGGTGACACTGCACGCGCAATATCCTCCATCAATTTCTGGGTGTCTTCCATGATAACGATCTTACCACCAGTCTGGCTATTTGTCAAGAAGGCTTACTGGGCGACTGCACCCTCGCAATCTGTAAGCGCACCCAGTCGGGCACGTCTTCACACTCCTCTGGGGTGGCGGTACGGATTGAGCCATCAGCCTCCCACACGCCAATTGACCAGCAATATACGCAGGCTGTCAGGTCACCGGGCTGTGGGAGGATGGATTCACCGGGCTGGGGTTCCATATTACTAACGGAGGTGACGGCATCGATGACGCGATAGCAGACGTGGCATCGGTGCTCCATCATTCGGGCTTTGCCCACCCAGACCGCATCATCAGTCATGGCTTATGACCTCTTGAACTTCTTCACCTCACCCCAGTTCTTGCCTACTTTAGCATCAGCCACGAATTTTAACTGTGGATTCCACCCGACTTTTTCGAACGGAAGATTCTCCATGGTGCCGAGTTGGAGGGACACGATATTGTCCACGTTGTTCTCGGGGACGTAATTCAAGATGCTGTCATGGCAGGCACCAAAGCATGGTGCAGTATGTGATAATCCTGACTGGTGCTCTAAGGCAATCGTCCAGAGCACCATGTCTGTTAGACATCCTTGGACGGGGCTATTGATCGCTTGTCTTTCCGCCTTTGCCGCCACCTCACGATTGGGACTCTTGATCAATGGGAGATGACGGATTCTGCCGAGTGGTGTTCTGACGTGTTTCTGGAGTCTCGCCTGCTCCACCGCCACACGATGGTACACCAACAGATTCGGATACTTCGTAAAGAAGGTATTGCGGAAGGTTTCAGCCTCTCCATAGGTCAAGGTAACCCCATAGTTACTACGGGCATAGTTGACGAAGCCTTCTTCCTTCATCCCAAAGACCAAGCCGAAGTTACCGGCCTTGCCTAACTGCCGGGTCTCTTCGAACGTGTGGATGTCGGTCTGCTCTAACGCCATCAGAGCGTCGTATGTGAATCCTGCGAATGGTGCCGCTGTGTCGGCATGGATATCCTTGCCAGACTTGAACACGTTGATCATGTTCTGCTCATGGGCGATACAGGCCACCACACGGAGTTCACCCTGTCCATAATCCCGCTCCACCACCACATAGCCCGGTGGGGCTGGAAAACAGCGTCTAATGCGTGCTGACCACTTCGTGTGCTTCGGGACAGTTTGAAAGGCGGGAGATTTACACGAGAGTCTCCCCGTCCTCGCCCCACCTTCACCTTCATCCTGATTACCTACGAACAGATAGTACGTGGGATGGTATCGACCATCAGATCGGAGATGCTCTAGGAAGCCCACCACGTAGGTGTTGTAGGTCTTCATCACGCCGCTGTCTTCACGAATGATGGCAATGAAGTCCTTGGCCTTGGGTTCATCCGCGAACATCTCCAGATGCTCCATCGCCGTCGATGGCCTCTTGATCCCATCCTTGTCGGGCTTCTCGGTATACATCTTGGGTTTCAGGCCCAGACCCATCGGTGAGAACATGAAGTCCGTGAGCATGGCCGCTTTGGTCAGGTTCATCCCACCGGGTTTCGATGGATCACCATGCTTCACATAGATGCGGCCACCCATGATCTTGACCGCTTCCTTGACGAGTCGTGCGTGCTCAGTCTCTAGGTCTGACTTCAACTCCTGATAGGCGTCCTTGTCTACGATGATGCCACCCTGCTCCACCGCTTCGAACGCTCTCGCCGCTGGATGGAGGATGTTCACATAGAAGCTGGTGAGTCGTTGGTCCTTCAACAACTCCTGCTTCATCGCCGCCGCCACTTGGAGATCGGCATCCACATCCCCACCCGCATACGGGAGTAGCTGGTCTGGTGGGACTTGGTCCATCCGGCCTTTGTCGATGGCCCGGTCGAACTGGTCCGAGTAACCTGCCAGCGATGGGACATAAATCTTGGTATGCACGTCGAGGGCGTTGCTCCGGTTCTCATCGAGCAAGCTGCCCACGATGGTGGTGTCGAACTTGAAATTGGTGCAACTGATTGCAGCCCGTTTGTGCAGCCAATGCAGGTCATACTTGAAGTTGGCCCCTCGGAGACTCACCTTGGGACTCCGAAGAATAAACTCTAGCTGCTCCCGCAGGGCCGGGTCTTGCAGCCGCTCCGTCTCATGCTGCCGGGATGTGAACCTCACCACGTAGGCTCTGCCAGCCTCACAGGTCGCCTGTAGGGTCACGATGTAGGCACCGGGGTAGGTCAGGGTGGGGAGGGCGTAGGGGTCCAGTCCTAGCGTCTCCAAGTCCTTCGCCACGTCTACAGGCTGGCCAGACGCCTTATAGCGCGTCTCTATCGCCTCACAGAGCCCACTGAAGTCATGGACGTAGGTGTACTCCCCATAGACTGGGTGCCACTTCCCTGAGAGGCAGTAGCGCAGGCTCAGGGTCACATCGGTCAGCAGGTCTACGTAATATCCATGGTCAATGTCCCCAATGTCAGGGCTGTAGGAAATCAGGACCGGCACACTCCCCAACATGTGGGGCACCGTGCGGAGAGACGTGGTGGTCCGGTTCTTGGGAACGACCTTGTTTTCTTGGAGCTTCTTGAGAGGGTCGGACCCTAACGCCAACACCATGGTGGTGTCTGCCGGGATGGTGAAATCGGACACGACGGTGATGGGGAGGTCTTGCACGGCTCGGAGCACCGGGGACAGAACCGCGAGTGTCTTGGCCGATGAGGTCTTCGTCCAGATGGTCAACAGCATGAATGGTCCTGACGATGAGATGCGTTTTTAGAGCTTGCTTCCTGATTTGATCATGAGAGCCATCTCTTCCCGCAACCACTTTGGCAGACCACGGATGGCTTCGTTCCGCTCTAGGATCAGCCGCTCGATGATTTCCACATCCTGCACATGGACGCGCCGGAACTCTCGATTGTTCTCGGACAAGTGCTCGATAGTACCAGCGGTAATTTCATACATCGTAGCCAATGCGAACATGGCTTCTGGTAGGAACGTGACACTGTGTTCCTGAGTCGCTTCCCGCCGCAACAGTTCAGCCGCCTTGAGCAGTCGATCTTGAATCGGGCTCTCAACTGTCACGTCATCAGGCATGGTTATGCCTCCTTGTCGTTACCATACTGCACGCGCCTCCACTCATCGTCCTTCCACCGATACATGGCCACGATGGCTGGCTTGAATTCCTGCACCCGCTCCTTCACGCTGAGTGCAGCGAAACCTGTTTTCTTCCCACACTCCTTCAGCTTATCTTCGTTCAGAACGAACAGCCAGTTCTCTTTCTCCTTGATGATGGAGTAGAGCCGCAGGCGATTGGCGATGGTCACCCAAAACCCTAGCTCCGTGCTGCCCAGAATATCTGACTGGACCTCGATGGGTAGATCCACCCGCCATGGCCCCATCTTGAGTTGGTGAACCTCACTGGCCTTCAGCCCACCATCCACTCCATACAGGGTGACTCCGAGCGTGTCTGACGCAAAGTATCCTAAGTTCATATGACATCCTTCACTTCCAACGTGATGGTCTCTGGTAGCTCCACAATCTTCATGCGGAACATAGGTTGACCGAGGAACGTGGCATCGAACACCCACTCGGACTCGGCCACCGACACACAGACCCAGTCAATGTCCATGTCAATGGCCGGGAACAACGGACTGCACCGTACGTCCCCGACCTTGACCAGCTTCAGCAGCCCCAGTTCCGCCTTGGCGGCTGGCGCATCGAGTCGCATCATGTCTCGGGCGATCACGACTTGCCCCCGATCACCAGTTCCCCCGCATTAGTGACAACGGATTTCCAGTTGATGCCCGTGCCCATCAGGAACGCACCAACGCACCGCTCGATAGGCACCCCTTGTGAATCGAAGTGGATGCTGCCGTAGTTCTGCTTCATCTGCACGCCAGCCGCTTCCAGCTTCTTCAGGTCGTCCTTCGGGTTGTCGGTCCACTCCACACGCACCGAAATCATCCCGCTCTGGTAGAGCTTCGCAGCCAGTCGCACATGCTCACCGAGTGCGATGCAGTGATACACGCTGCCTGAACTTGTGCCCTTGACCTTCTGACCCAGTGCTTTGGCGTCCCTCAGACTCAGGACCGCATCCACTGGCTTTGCAGCCACCGCAAACGCCTGCCCCAAATTCTTCACCGCTGCCGTGGCCCCGATGATAGCTGACGCCATGGACACCTTCTGCCCCTTGGACGACAACTCCACGTTGCCCTTCGCATCCTTCAGGATGGTCGCCGCTTCGAACGCTTCGTTGTAGGTCGGGAACGTCTTCAGTTGCTGTGCCGTCCCTGCAATCGCACCTTGGGCGGCATTCTTGGAGGCAAGCAGACTGAGCCCGGTCACCGACTGAATTGCCTTGATCAGGACCAACAGGCTGGAGTGCTCACCACCAGTCAAGATGACCGTCGTCTCGCCACTGGCAAGAGCCTGAGCCAACGTCGGGTTCATCGCGCCTACCGGAACGTCCACAATCAGCGAATACAGCTTCTCCACCCAGTCAGCCACCACGACCTTGTTCTGCTCCAACACAGCAGCGTCCAAACCCTCGGCCTTCATCAAAGCCGTGGTGGACTTGGTCACACTGACCAGATGTGTCTGGTTCTGATACGTGGCCGTCAGGCTATACAACGACACATCGAACGAGACACCAGCGGCAATCAGTTTCTTCACCTTGTCGGCCACCACACTACCGGGGCCAAACACGCTATTGAAAAAGGCCGTCTGAGATTCTTTCATGATAAATGCCATATTTTTCTCCCACTCCCTTGGGTAAATGTCACGGTCTACAGTCTACCAAACCACCAGCCATTTGTCAATTACAGCTTTTTGCCCTTCCACAGACTCCGAGCCGATGGCATCGGACTGAACTGCTTGGTCTTCGACGTCACCCCGGCTGGCACAATCTGCTTCACCTTGGGCATGTCAGACGACTTCACCAGCTTTGATGAGAACGTCTCATACGACTGACCGATGGCACTGGTCCCGCCGCCACTGAAATACTTGCCGCTGCCACCATTACCACTGTAGGTCTTGGTCCCCTCGACCTCGGTCACGCCGTAGTGCTTCATCAGGAACTGGATCTGCGACTTCGACTCAACGGCCTTCTTGCAGTAGTGCTTCCGCACCCACTGAATGACGTCTTTCTTCTCGGTCATCTCGGCCACGATGGCAGACACCACCAGCCCTGTCCGACCATGGCCACCCACACACCCGACATGCACCTTCTTGCCTTCCTGCAATTGAGTGCAAAGCCACGTGACCATCTTCTTGAACCGTGGCAGGTTCACCGGAGCGTTCATGTCCTGAATGCTGTAGTGAACCTCGACCACGTGCCCCTTCGGCTCCCATGGGTCCGACGACCGGCCACTCGTGCTGCCGTTCTGCAACGACACATACACGTCGGCATCCTTCACGGCAGGGTGGCTGGCGCTTCCGCCGACCAGCACACCCTTGCCCAACTTCATCGCAGGATGCGACTCATAGCAGTGCAATGGCATCTCGGTATCTGCGAAGTCATCCTTCGCACTATTCTTTTTGAACGTGTCCCACAGTGCCATTAGCTGCCTACCCTCTCCACGATATTGACCGTTTGGTTCGGGAACACTTGGAACGTGCCCGTCACCTTGATCTTCTTGCCCCCCAGCGTCGTGATTACTGGCTTCACGGGTGCAGCCTTTGCCTTCGGCTGCTTTTGCGCCCCGATGTATTTCGCATACTTGTTCGGACTCTTATGCTTGTCTGGACGTTCTGAATCCACCAGCTTCCAGTCCACATAGCCCTTGATGGTTGGCTTGTCTTCAGCGTCCACCGGGCAAAATTCCTTGATCAACTCCATGGCCCGTATCGCGTGTGGCGTCTTCGTGATCCCAAACGTGTCAGAGGCCAGCATCAGTTCCAACATCTGCCCCGCACGTTGCACGTCGAGCACCGTCAGCAGATGGCTCCCGTAGTGCGAATACATGTGGGCAGCGGCCTTGTCGAAGATGGGTCCACCGTTGTGCGCCAGCGTGTAGCCGGTATCGACCAGTATTTCCATCGACGTGTTACCAGTCAGCATGGAGACGAGCGCATCGGTCGTGTCGCCCCATGGCTTCCCGCCATACGATCCGCCCCACGAACCCTTGTGAAACCCCAGCGACAACGTCTTGGTGTATTCCCCGATGGTCATCGCGGGTGGCGTGATCAGATACTTGTTCATCGCGGTATCTTCGTTACCGTCCGACGAGATGTTCTTGAGATTAGCCACACCCTTGTCGCCAAATTCCTTCTGCACCTTCTTCCAGAACGTCTCCGTGCCGGGATACAGGTGACGCATTTCTCGCGTCGTGATCAGCAACAGGTAGTGCAGTATCCGCTCACCTTGCAACCCGCACACTTCGGTGTAGGTCGCCATGATTTCTTGCGCCCATGCCGGTAGCGGTTCATTCTCAGTGAACTTCCTGCGAACAATCGACGCCGCATGGTTGAGCGCGTAAAACGACACGGCCTCATTCTCAGGATTGACCGTGTCATGAGTCGTCTTGCAATGGTCCCGATATTTCAGCGTCGAAGCGGCGAACACCGAGACCGGCAAATCTGCAAAGTTATGCAGATGGGTCTGCGGGGCTGCGTTCCAGTGCGCCAGTGTGTTTGGTTCTAAAAATTTCATGGTCCTTTGCCCTCACTCCTTGAGATTTGACCGACCTGACTATTCTGGCACAACCTCATCCGTTTGTCAAATTGTCTCGGACAGCCTGTATTCTGGTTGAAACTCCGCTGGTAGCCGGGTCAGGTTCGTTCTCCAGAACTTCAGCCATGCCCACCGCCGCACCAGCTTGATCTTCCGGCGTTGCCGGGGCGTGATCAGGAACTGCTTCACGAACTGATACTGCTCCTGAGTCTCCACGGCATGCGCGTAGTAATTGGCTCGGACAAACTCCACGGGCTTCTTGACGCCGAAGGCTTTCGCTAGGACGGCCAAGAACAGCCCTGTGCGCCCCTTCCCGCCCATGCAACCGACGTAGAGGGGTTCACCCGCCAGCATCAGGTCCAGAGCCTTGTCCAGCCCCCGGTAGAGGGTCAGGCGGTCAGGCACATGAAAGTCTTGCGTCGGGATATCCACGGCGCAATCCTTCCGTATCTCCTTGGCCATTTTGACGCCCTTCATGGTGGACGGGCACTCCATGAATGGACCCCCGGTCACCACGTAGAACTGTCGCTTGCCTATCGGTATCTGTATTTGCCCTAACACTTGTCTCACTCCTTGAGAAAACTAGCCTCTACATCTTACACCCTACCACCGACATTTGTCAAAGTGGCATCGTTCACCGCCCGTGAAATCTCCCCGGCCCAGCCGCAGTCTCTGCACCCTTCACCATCGCACTGGTCGTGCTCTTCCAACATGCGATTCTGACCTCGGCCAATCTCCATCAGGTCCGCACGCTGCATGTCCAGCAGCACGTCAGCCTTCCGGACGAACAGCCACTGGAAATACCGCAGGTTGCAACCACGAAGCGACGTGAACGCCGCTTCGGTCAGCATGGTCATTAGCTCGTCAGGCGAAATCTTCTCGGCCTGTAAAACCTTCAGAACCTTGCCACTGATTCTCATCGCCGTTCACCTTTCGTTGCTTCCTCTACCCGTGAAATTCGAATCGACTTTGCCGCATGGAACGCCAGACGATTGCCACCCATCCCAGACTGGACTCGGACACCCGGCAGAATCTCCACCGTCTTGCCCTCACTGATGACAATCTCATCGCCGCGATCCACGGTCACCACCACGACGTTGGGATACACCAGTGCTTTTACTTGCACCATGTGTCCCCCAACGTCAATTTTACTACCGACCGAGACTCCGATACTTAATGCGATATAGCTACCACTCCCTTCGGAAGTTCCCACAATGTGTTCGTAGTGCAACATCTCCCGCACACGTTCATAGGTAGGAGTGGCCATTATTGCACCACTCCATTCCCGATCAGGTGCAGTGCCTGCGACACACTGATCATCGACTTGCTGCCTTCCAGATACTGACCGATGGACACGATGGCTCCACCCTCAGCCTTCTTCCAGTCCAGCACACGCTTCACTGCCGGGTCCGCGATATTCAGCCCCCCGTCCATCACGATGTCAGTCCCTGAGAGCACCAGCGACCGCAGGTCAGAACTGGACGACAGCCGTGGAAGCGACGTAGTCAGTTCAGGTTTCGCAATCACCACCAACTTGGCAACCTGCGACTCAGGCAGACCCCCCAACCAGTCCAACAGTCGTTGCGTATGCCCGTAGGCACCCACGATATTCAGGAACCGTTCTTCAGCCGCCGATGGCGTCAGGTCCAAATACAGCTTGTTGACCTTGTCCAGCGTCTTGGTCACGATACCCATGGCATCATCGCTGAGAACCTTGTCGCCAAGATACAGCAGAACTTCGTCCATCTCTACAGTCGGCACATCGAAGATGACCGGGATGATCCCAAGTGTTTGCCGCACCAATTCGTTAAACTCACGAACCTCACCGTTGACCTTGCCACCGACAGTCGGAACGACCTCAGTCCAGATCCGGCCCGTCAGCCCGTCCATGCTGATGACTTCCACGTCCTTGAACGACTCGATGCTCTGACCGACGCCCACGATGCACGCCTTGCCCATCGGACGCATCACAACCGCTGCGTGGCATGTCACGCCACCGACCATGGTGATGACCCCCTTCGCCGCCTTCATGCCAGCGATATCTTCCGGGGTGGTCTCTTGCGTCACGAGGATGCACGGCTCTGTGCAAGCGATTGCATCTTCCTTGCTAAACACCGGCTTGCCGATGGCGACACCGTTGCTGGCTCCAAGGCCACTGAACGCCGCTGACTTCGTGAACTTCGGGTCCACCGTCACCGTTTGCGCCAAGTCAAATTCCTTGGGCGACACACGCTTGATGGCAACCTTCGGCGTAATCAACTGTTGCTTGGCCATGTCCACCGCAATCTTGATCGCCGCCAGCGGTGACCGCTTGCCGGTTCTCACTTGCAGCAGATACAGCTTGCCGTCCTGAATCGTGAATTCAATGTCGAGCATCTCGCGCTTCAGGTTCTCCAGATTGATGGCATGGCTCACCAATTCCTCATGAACCGATGCGTTCCATCCCTTCATTTTGTCCAGTGACAGCGGCGTCTTGCTGCCGTCCACGATATCCTCACCCTGAGCGTTCGGCACCCACTCACCAGTCACGGCCATGGCTCCCGTCATCGGGTTCCGCGAAAACAGCACCCCGGCTCCTGATTGTTCGTTCAGGTTGCCGAAAACCATCGCTTGCACGGTGACCGCCGTTCCCCATGCCCGGTCGTAGCCATGATCCTTGCGGTAGATGTTCGCTCGTTCGTTATCCCACGACTTGAAGACCGCTTCAATAGCGCCCAGTAGCTGCGCCTTCGCGTCCGGAAACTCCGATCCAGTGTGCGACTGATACGCATCCAACCGAGACTTCAGACTGCCTTCCAACGATTCCTTACGGATACCCGCCACGACGGAACCATACATGGTCACCAGCCGTTCAAAACTATTGCCAAAGCATTTCGGCCCGAGACGTTCAATCCACTGCGAGACGTTGTCACTGTCAATTCCGACGTTCAGGATGGTGTCCATCATGCCGGGGCACGAGACACGCGCACCAGACCGGACGGACAGCAGCGGCATGTAGCCGAAGTGCTTTTCCAGCTTCGCCAGATACTCCGGCAGAGCCTTGGCGATGGCCTTCATGGTGGTCTTGGGCTTTTGGTCGTAATCGGCCCACACCGTGGTCGGAATCACGAACCCCGGTGGAACCGGGACACCCTCATTGACCAGCCACAAAAGTCCTGCACCCTTGCCCCCGAGCAACTCGGTCGAACCCTTTGCCAGCGTTTCTTTTTCTAGTCCAAATGTATAGAAATCCATGCTTTTCACCACTCCATTGGTCACTACGAACTTCAACTATGGTAGCAAATGGCTCCATGTTTGTCAAGCGCCCATCGTTGGAAGTTGAACCCAGACCGTGAACGCGACTTACAAGATACCACGGGTGAAATAGTTTGTCAAGAGCTACAGTTTCTGGGTAATGGCCCCTCTCGCCGCTTCCAACCGGTCACTGATGCTATTGATATCCATGACCGTTTCCTGCCACCCCGTCTGTTTGTTGGCCGGGAACTTGAGCACGTAGGAATACTTCGGCTTCTTCTTTTTCTTCGTGGGTTCCGTCTTCCATGTCAACGCCATTATTCTACCTCACGCATCCACTACCGACACCGCATGCACGGCTCGATAGTTCAGAGCATCCTGTACGGCCTTGATTTCCAGCGAATACTCTACACCCATCGAAAGCATCGAGTTAGCCGCCGCGATAGACCATTCGTAATTGCCCTCGCTCCCCTGCACGTAGGGCATGGACACCTCTTGGAATGGCTGCACCACCGTGCCCTTGCTATCG